CCAGAAACATTTGAAATGTACTGGGTGGACATGAGCAAGATCATGCGTATCATTGTGAACGAGTCAGAAGGCAAGCGCCCAGAACAATACGTTATCCGTGACATCAACCCCAATTTCCAGAACATGACTGTGGCAGCCAAGACCACCACAGACTACATGACCAATCCTGTGACAGGCACCATATCAGGCTCATCAAACTACACCATGCCCAACGGCGGTGCCGGAGGCGGAGTGGGCAACAGCAGATTCATGCAGGCCATGAACGAAGCCACAATTGACGCCAAGCATGTGGTGCATTGCAGCCTGAACGAAGGTCTAGATGTGTTTTGGCCGTTTGGACGCAGTATCCTGGAACAGATTTACAAGGTGTACAAACAAAAAGAACTGCTGGAAGATGCTATTCTTATCTATCGTGTGAGCCGTGCTCCAGAGCGGAGAATCTTCAAAATTGACGTGGGCAACATGCCTAGTCACTTGGCCATGCAGTTTGTGGAACGTGTTAAGAACGAAATGCATCAGCGTAGAATCCCTACCATAACAGGTGGCGGACAAAACATGATGGATTCAAGTTACAATCCACTTTCAATCAACGAAGACTACTTCTTTCCCCAGGGACAAGACGGACGTGGTTCATCAGTAGAAACATTACAAGGCGGCGCCAACCTAGGCGAAATTGACGACTTAAAGTACTTCAACAACAAAATGGCCCGTGGTTTACGTGTGCCTTCAAGTTATTTGCCCACTGGTCCAGACGATTCAGACCGTGCAATGAACGACGGAAAAGTAGGCACAGCACTGATACAAGAGTACAGATTCAACCAGTATTGTGAACGTTTACAGGCCTTGATTGCCCAGAAATTAGACGATGAATTCATGATGTTCTTGAAATGGCGTGGGTTTAACATAGACTTGGGCCTGTTTAGCCTGGGCTTTAATGCACCTCAAAACTTTGCAAGTTACCGTCAAAGTGAACTGGACAACACACGTATACAAGCATTTTTACAACTAGAACCCTTGCCCTACATGAGCAAACGCTTTTTACTTGAACGCTTCTTGGGCCTGACCGAAGGTGAGATCAAAGAAAACGAAGACATGTGGCGTGAAGAACGTGAAGATCCTGAACTCAAAGTTGCCGGTAGCGACCTACGTGCTGTGGGTATCAGTCCAGGCGCCATGCAAACAGACATTGAAACTGGCGAAGAAATTGGGCAAATGGAGCCAGCAGGTGTAGGCACACCTGAAGTTGGGTCTGCACCAGCAGGTCCTGTAGTGCCCGGAGGTGTGGGTGGCGCAGGTGCCCCGGCAGCATAAATATTCATATGATACTACATGAATTTTGGCACAAAGATCCTGAGGCCTATCAAGATCTAGCACAAGACAACAGCCAAACACAACTGGGCGATCTGCGTAAAACGCATCTAACCTTGCGTCAGTTAAACAAACTACGCCGGATGAATGATGTGCGCACAGTTGAATACAAAGAAAAACTCAAATTAGTGCGTCAGCAGTATGCGCCTGCTCCTGAAGCACCAGCGATGTAATTTATCGCCATTTTGGTCCCATAAACCGCTACTTTTTCTCCTAGTGTGTAAATAACGTTACACTTTAACCTATAGGAGTTTCCTTATGAATAGATTTGAACAATTGATCGAATATGTGATCAATGATGAAGACGCAAAAGCTCGCGAACTTTTCCATGACATCGTTGTGGCCAAGAGCCGTGAGATTTACGAAAACTTGATGCAAGAAGAAGCCGACGAGGACCTTGACGAGGCCGCTGAGGAAGAACTTGACGAGTCCGAAGAAGACCTTGATGAAGATGCCATGGGCGGCGACGCTGCTGACGACTTGATCGACAATATTGAAGCCGACGAATCACAAGACATGAGCATGGAAGGCGAAGAATCAGACGCTGAGTTTGACGACGGCGCCGAAGAAGCCGGTGATGATCTTACTCGTGACATGGAAGACATGCATGACGAAGACGGCGGTGAGCCAGCAAGCAAAGACGACATCCTTAACTTAGAAGACAAATTGGACCAATTGATGGCCGAATTTGAAGACTTGATGGGCGGTGACGACATGGGCGACGGCGATGGTTTTGGTCCAGACGAAGGCGGCGACGCAATTGAAATGGACGACACAGGCGAAATGCAACCAGGCATGATGGAAGCAATTTCATTAAAAGCCGCTCCAAAGCCAGTTACATCTGAAGAAGGTGGTGTTAACAAGAAGTCTACTGTGGCTGCTAATGCAGGCGCAAAAGGTCCAATTGGCAACACAGTTAAGCCAGTACACGCAGGTGGCGAAGGTGGTGGCAAGCATGATGCAGCCGGTGCCTACAGCAATCAAACCAAAGACTTGATTGGCGATTTCCAGAACAAAGCTGGCGCCAGCATGAAAGGTCAAAAGCCTGCTACCAAGCCACACTTGGCACAAGCAACAGGTGTTAACACAAAGAGCCCAGTTGCTCGCAGTTAATACATGAAAACACTAAGAGAACAACTTACCTTTAATCAGGCCAACATCCAGGTTCTAGAAGAATCTGGACCGGATGGTCACGGTAAAAATCTCTATTTAAAAGGCATCTGTATTGAAGGCAACAAGCGCAATGCAAATGACCGCGTCTACCCCATGCATGAAATCAGCAAAGCAGTCAACACAATTAATGAGCAAATCAAGAGTGGTAACTCAGTGTTAGGTGAAGTGGATCATCCGGATGATTTGAAAATTAATCTAGACCGTGTGTGTCACAGCGTTGAAGGTATGTGGATGGAAGGCGATACTGGATGTGGAAAGTTAAAGATTTTACCAACCCCAATGGGTGAGTTGATCAAGACCTTGTTGACATCGGGTATAAAACTTGGAGTTTCAAGTCGTGGCAGCGGCAACGTTGACGACAGAACAGGACATGTAAGTGACTTTGAAATAGTCACTATAGATGTGGTTGCTCAACCCAGCGCACCCAATGCATACCCTAAAGCAATATATGAAAGTCTCATGAATATGAAGTACGGTCATAGACTGTTAGAGGTAGCCAAGGAAGCGGGCGAAGACAACAAAGTGCAGAAGTATCTCAGGAATGAAGTTGTAAAACTCATCAGAGAACTCAAGATCTAAGGAGAATCTACTAATGTTAGATGCAATCAAACCATTGTTAGATAGTGACCTGATCACCGAGGAAACTCGTACAGAGATCACAGAAGCTTGGGAAGCCAAGTTAAGTGAGGCTCGTGAACAGGCTCGTGCAGAACTACGTGAAGAGTTCGCACAACGCTATGAGCATGACAAGACAGTGATGGTAGAGGCTTTGGATAAAATGGTAACAGAAGGTTTGGCCGCAGAAATTGCCCAGGTAGCCGCTGAAGAGCGCAACTTGAGTGAAGACCGCGTCAAGTTCCAACACAAGATCAAAGAGTCAGCACAGAAGTTTAACGGCTTCTTGGTGACAAAACTTGCAGAGGAAATTGGCGAATTGCGCAAAGACCGTAAGATGCACACAGAAGGACTAGCAAAACTAGAAAACTTCATGGTGCATGCATTGGCTCGTGAAATTCAAGAGTTTGCCGCAGACAAACGTGACGTAGTGGAAACAAAAGTCCGCTTGGTACGTGAAGCTCGTGCAAAACTTGAAACACTCAAAACACGTTTCGTAAAAGAAAGTGCAGAGAAAATGAGTCAAGCTGTTAGCCGTCATCTCAGGGAAGAACTGGGTCAATTGCAAGAGGATATCAAAGTTGCTCGCGAGAACAATTTTGGTCGCCGTATTTTTGAAGCATACGCAAGTGAATTTGGTGCTACTCACCTAAATGAGAAAGCAGAAGTTCGCAAGCTATACGCTATGCTAGAAGGCAAAAATAAGCAATTGAAGAAAGCCATTGAAGTCTCACAACACGCCAAAGTTGTTGTTGAGTCAAAAGAACGTGAAATACGTATGATCAAAGAAAGCAATCAGCGTCAAGACCTGATGCAAGAATTGCTGAGTCCTCTAAACCAGGAAAAAGCTGAAGTCATGCGTAATTTGCTGGAAAGCGTCCAAACTACCCGTTTGAAAAACGCCTTCGAAAAGTATCTACCAGCTGTGTTGGAAGACCGCTCTGTGAAAGCCTCTAAAGTGATCACAGAAAACGTTTCCGTAGCAACCGGGGATAAAACTGTTCCAAGTAGTCAACAGGAAGATCGCGGCAACGTGATTGACCTCAAGCGCCTGGCAGGGTTATAAAAATTAATTTTTAGGAGACTTAAATGTCACAAGAACTATTAGAAAGCCGCTGGGGCGAGACCAAAGAAGCATTGCTTGAAGGTTTGAACGGCTCAAAGCGCAACAGCATGGGTGTTATCTTAGAAAACACTCGCAAGTACTTGAAGGAAAACGCTTCCGCAGGTTCAACAGCATCTGGCAACATCGCAACATTAAACCGTGTGATTCTTCCAGTTATTCGCCGTGTTATGCCAACCGTTATTGCTAACGAGTTGGTTGGTGTACAACCAATGACTGGTCCAGTGGGTCAAATCCACACTCTGCGTGTACGTTATGCACAGAGCCTGACAGACACTTCTGCAGCCGCTACTTCTGTAACAGCTGGTCAAGAAGCATTGTCACCATTCACGATTGCTACAGCATACTCCACAGTTCCAACTGCAACAGCTACAGCTACCAACTACACAGGCGGTGCCACAGCTACCATGGAAGGTACTGGCGGTAAGCAAATTTCTGTACAGATCTTGAAGCAAGCTGTTGAAGCTCGCACACGTAAGTTGCAAGCACGTTGGACATTTGAATCTGCACAAGACGCACAAGCCATGCATGGTATTGACGTTGAAGCAGAAATCATGGCCGCACTTGCTCAAGAAATTACAGCTGAAATTGACCAAGAGATTCTTTTGAGTCTACGTTCATTGGCTGCAACTGAGTTCACATACAACCAAGCTACCGTTTCAGGTACAGCTACATTCGTTGGTGACGAACACGCCGCATTGGCTGTTTTGATCAACCGTGTTGCTAACTTGATCGCCCAACGTACTCGTCGTGGCGCTGGTAACTACGCTGTTGTTAGTTCAGCTGCCTTGACAGTATTGCAAAGTGCTACAACCAGCGCATTTGCACGTACTACAGAAGG